TGAAGATGCGATTATTATATACCGTGTGCAAAGAGCACCGGAACGTAGAGTTTTTTATGTTGATGTTGGTAACATGCCATCACACCTTGCTATGCAGTTTGTGGAGCGTGTAAAAACAGAAATACACCAAAGACGTATTCCTAGCAAAACTGGCGGAGGGACAAATGTCATAGACTCTAGTTACAATCCGCTTTCCATCAATGAGGATTACTTCTTTCCACAAACTGCGGAAGGTAGAGGATCAAAAGTTGAAACACTTCCGGGTGGCACTAATTTAGGAGAAATTGATGATCTTAGATATTTTACTAATAAGCTCGTACGCGGCTTACGAATCCCTAGCTCATACCTGCCAACCGGGGCAGATGACAGCAATGCTCAATATAATGACGGACGGGTTGGAACTGCATTCATACAAGAATTAAGATTCAACACTTATTGTGAAAGATTACAAAATTTATTAGTAGATGAATTTGATCAAGAATTTAAAAGATACCTATTAGAAAAAGGTGTTAATATTGATACAGCAATGTTTGATATTAAATTTATGCCTCCACAAAACTTTGCAAGTTATAGACAATCTGAATTAGATAATCAGCGTATTGGTTCATTTGCACAAATACAAGCAATTCCGTTTATTTCAAATAGATTTGCGTTAAAACGATTCTTAGGTTTAAGCGAGGAAGACTTAGCTGAAAATGAACGTATGTGGAGAGAAGAAAATGACGAAAACTTAACTCCGCCAACTGGTGATGCCGCAGGAGAAATGAGAAGTGTAGGAATTAGTAGTGCTGGTATTAGTGCTGACATTGCAGGCGCAGAAGACCAAGCAACTATAGAAGGTGGAGATGAAGACGGTGGAGAAGGCACTCCACCAGAAACAACGACAGGAGATGAGGGAGGAGCACCACCGGCCCCAGGTGACGAACCGGCGCCTCCAGCATAAATATTACTATGATACTGAGAGAACTTTTTTATTACGATAAAGAAACATTGCAACCTACAGATGATGACAGGTATGAGCCTCAGTATGACGACTCAGTTGTTGACCTAGATGATACTCGGCAGACACGTTTGACATTGCGTCAAATAAATCGTGCAAGGAAAGCGAGCGAACTACATACTAAAGAAAAAGCCAAAGAAAATGAATTTGTAAGGCAAATGTATGGAATCGCAGCACAAGCACAGGCTGCCGGAGTATGATAATTGGCAAAGATAGATAAACGTCAATATTCTAAAAAAGAATGGTTTGAAATACGAGAAAAAAGACGCATTCAAAAAATGCAAAAAAAGTTGTCTCGTATTCCTACTGCTAATCCAGTAAAACAAAGTAATCAAATAGCGTTTGTTTTAGGTAACGGTACATCAAGACAAGGTATAAACTTAGAAGAAATAAGTAAGATAGGTAAAGTGTATGCTTGTAACGCAGTATACAGAACCTTTGCACCTGATTATCTTGTTGCAGTTGATGTTAAAATGATACTAGAAATAAACAAACATGGTTATCAGCGTAATCATGAAGTGTGGACTAATCCTAATAGAGCATATGATAGAATGACAGGTTTTAGATTTTTTCAACCTAGTAAAGGTTGGAGTAGCGGACCTACAGCTTTATGGTTAGCAAGTCAACATGTGTATGAAAAAATTTATATATTAGGATTTGACTTTAAAGGTTTGGGCGATGGATCTCAATTTAACAATTTGTATGCAGATACACCAAATTATAAAAAAAGTACCGACGGTGCTACGTTTTTTGGCAATTGGATGAGACAAACATCATCTGTAATAAAACAAAACACCAACATTAATTATGTAAGGGTAATAACACCAGATAATTACAATCCAGATGAACTAAATAATTTTAGAAACTATAGCGTCTGTAGTAAAGACGATTTTAAGAAGATTTTTGAACTATCTTGACAATTTTTATCCAAATTGTCAATTTTTCGCCTATTATCTAGGTGTTTTTCCCAAATATTGTAAATATATTATATGACAGCCTTACCGAATAGGTAAATTTTAACATTTATAGGAGATTAAAATGGCAACAAATAAATTCGAAGAAATGCTTGAGCATCTCGTAAATGAGGATAGCGAAAAAGCAGAAGAACTTTTCCACGAAATTGTGGTTGAGAAATCCAGAAAGATTTATGAAGATCTTCTTGCTGAAGAAGTAAAAGACGATGAAGTAGATGAAGCATCTGATGAAGAAGTAGATGAAGCATCTGACGAAGACGTTGAAGAAGCATCTAAAGATGATGACGATGACAAGGAAGAAGATGACAAAGAGGTTAAAGAAGATTTTGACCTTGATGAGTTTGAAGTAGAAGCTGATGACGAAATGGACATGGGCGATGAAGAAGGCGACATGGACATGGATGCTGATATGGGCGACGAAGAAGGAGCTCCAGAAGGCGATGCTGGCGAAATGGAAGATAAGATTGCTGATTTAGAAGACGAATTAGCAGATCTTAAAGCTGAATTTGATGCAATGATGGGCGGAGATGAAGGCGGAGAAGGTGACGATGACATGGAAATGGGCGGAGACGCTGAAGACGACATGGCAGACGACATGGAAGACAGCATGGACATGGAAGCAGCACCAGAAGAAATGGCTTTTGAAAAATCAGATGAAGAAGTTGACGAATCAGACGATGAAGAAGTAGAGGAAACTTCAAAATCGGCTGCTGAGCAGATGCGTGAATATGTTGAAAAAGTTTCAAGCGGACACGGAGCCGAGTCAAAAGGACACGGTGAAGAAGGTGGTACAAACACTAAGTCTGTAGTTGCAAGCAAAAACGACATGGGAGGCACTGCTTCTAACTTGGCACAAGGGCAAGAAGGCGCAGCAGGCGGAACAGCTGGTGGACTAGCAAATCCAAGCACAAAAGAAGAAAATGCTGGAAATGTTAACGTACCAGGTGGTAAAGCAGGCAAGTCTATGAGCAACATGCCAAAAGGCCACGGAGCTGAAAAGAAAGGCTCTGGCGAAACTGCTGACAATAAGAAAAGTGCTATTGGCAGCTAATTAGTAAGGACATAAGATATTGACAAACTTACTCTCAGAACATTTGACATTCGACCAAGCTAAAATTGTCGTCGAGAATGCCAACGAAGGAAAAGACTTGTATATGAAGGGAATTTGTATACAAGGCGGAGTACGCAACGCAAATCAGCGTGTGTATCCTGTAAATGAAATTGGCAGGGCTGTCAAAACTCTCAGCGAACAAATCACTGGCGGATATTCAGTTCTAGGAGAAGTTGATCATCCTGATGGACTTACAGTAAACCTAGATCGTGTTAGTCATATGATTACAGAAATGTGGATGGATGGCCCAAACGGTTACGGCAAACTAAAAATTTTACCAACCCCTATGGGATCTCTAGTTAAAACAATGTTGGAAAACGGCGTGAAACTTGGAGTATCTTCTAGGGGCTCTGGTAACGTAAAAGAAGACGGATCCGGTGAAGTATCGGATTTTGAAATTATAACGGTGGATGTAGTTGCACAACCTAGTGCACCAGGAGCATATCCTACACCAATTTATGAGCATTTAATGAATGCACGTGGAGGCTACAAGGCATACGAACTAGCACAGGCTACAAAAAATGATACTAAGGCACAAAAATACTTAAAAGAATCGTTGGTTAATATAATCAATCGACTCCAATAAATTAGGAGAAACATAATGTTGGATGCACTAAAAACTTTGTTCGAAAATGATGTAGTTTCCGCAGAAGTGCGTCAAGAAATTGAAGAAGCATGGAACAAGAAGATTAAAGAAAATCGACTTGAAGTCACTGCTGAACTTCGTGAAGAGTTTGCTGAAAAATATAAGCATGACAAAACAACTATGGCTGAAGCTGTTGATACGATGGTAACTAACCGTTTAGAATCAGAAATGATGGAACTGAACGAAGATCGTAAGCAACTAGCAGAAGCTAAAGCAAAGTACGCAAAAGCAATGCGTGAAAACGCAGATTTACTTAAAACTTTTGTTGTACAGTCTTTGTCTAAAGAGGTAAAAGAACTTCACGACGATCAGAAAGGTATGGCAAATAAATTTTCTATGCTTGAAAATTTCGTTGTAGACTCGCTTGCAAAAGAAATTGCAGAGTTCCAAACAGACAAAAAAGACCTAGCTGAAACAAAAGTACGTTTAGTTAGAGAAGCTAAAGATCACTTTAGTAAGTTAAAAACAAAGTTTGTTGAAAAGAGTGCAGACAAAGTATCCAATATTGTTGATAAAGTTCTTAATAAAGAAATTCATCAACTTAAGGAAGATATCGAATCTGCAAGAAAGAACGACTTTGGTCGCAGACTATTTGAAGCTTTTGCTACTGAATACAGCACAAGTTATTTGAATGAAAAGTCTGAGACTGCCAAACTTATGAAAGTAGTTGAGCTTAAAGATAAGCAACTTGCTGAAGCGAAAGTAGAAGCTGTAGAAAAGCAAAAGATAGCAGAATCAAAAGATGCTGAAATTGCTAAAATTACAGAAGCTGCTCAGCGTAAAGACACAGTTGCAGAGTTGATCAGTCCTTTAAGCAAAGATCAAAAAGAAATCATGATCGATTTACTGGAAAGTGTTCAAACGAATAGATTACGTTCGGCGTTTGATAAGTACCTACCGGCAGTGATAGACGGTAAAACTCCAGAGAAGAAGGCAATTATTACAGAAGGCAAAGAAGTAACAGGCAATAGAGAAGAAACACAAGATAGTGACACAAATGCAAGTGCTAATGTTATTGACATCAGAAGACTTGCAGGATTAAATTAAGGAGAAACCAAATGTCAGAACTATTAGAAAGTCGCTGGCAGGATACCAAAACAGCACTTCTTGAAGGCCTACAAGGCACAAAGAAAAGCGTAATGGCAACTACTCTTGAAAATACAAGATCGTACTTACAAGAGAGTGCTACAGCTGGTGCGACTTCTGCCGGTAATGTTGCAACTCTTAACAGAGTTATTCTTCCAGTTATCAGACGTGTAATGCCAACAGTCATTGCAAATGAAATTGTTGGTGTTCAGCCTATGACTGGACCAGTGGGTCAGATCCACACACTAAGAGTCCGTTATGCGGACACAAATAATGCTACAGGTTCAGCTAACGATGTTACAGCTGGCGACGAAGCATTAAGTCCTTTCCGAATTGGTCAGGCATACTCAGGTGACGGAACTGCTGGTAAAGCTGCTGCCACTGCGGCCTTAGAAGGTTCAGCTGGTAACAGACTAAGCATTCAGATCTTGAAGCAAACAGTAGAAGCAAAAACCAGAAAGCTATCAGCTCGCTGGACTTTTGAATCTGCTCAGGACGCTCAGTCACAGCATGGTATTGATGTAGAAGCAGAAATTATGGCTGCTCTTGCACAAGAGATCACTGCTGAGATTGATCAAGAAGTTCTTACAAGCCTACGTAGTTTAGCTGGCGCAGCCGCTGAAACTTATGATCAGGCCGCTGTTTCAGGTACTGCTACATTTGTTGGCGACGAACATGCAGCTCTTGCAGTTCAAATCAACAGAGTTGCAAACTTGATTGCACAGCGTACAAGAAGAGGTGCAGGTAACTACGCAGTTGTTAGCCCATTTGCGTTAACAATTCTACAATCTGCAACTACTTCAGCGTTTGCAAGAACAACTGAAGGTGCTTTTGAAGCTCCAACAAACACAAAATTCGTTGGTACACTAAACAATGCAATGAGAGTTTATGTAGACTCTTATGCAGCTGACGATACAGGCGTACTTGTTGGATACAAAGGTTCAAGCGAATCTGATGCGGCAGCATTCTACTGCCCATACATTCCATTGATGTCAAGCGGCGTTGTATTGGATCCATCAACATTCGAACCAGTAGTGAGCTTTATGACTCGTTACGGTTATGTTGAGCTTTCAAACACAGCTTCATCTCTTGGTAATGCGGCAGACTACTTAGGTCTTGTTGCAATTACTAATGGTAATGTAAGCTTCAGCTAAGACTTAGCAACTATAAATTACAAAATAGGCCCTACGGGGCCTATTTTTTTGACTATGCCTTCAAAAAAAGACTTCATTTTAGAAACAATTTACGAAAAAAAGACAGAAAATGGTACTGTTTGGTTAGTACGTGTAAAAAAACGGACAAATTAGTTTACCAAAATCAGTTGACTTTTACGCGAAACTAGTGTATATTAGTGTTAATGTTAAAACATATAATAACAATAATAAGGAGTAACATTATGTCAAAATCAACAAAAGCAGTTGGAACAAAGTTCTTTAAAGAAGGAACACAAAATCAACAAATTTTAGCAAAATACTGGGGTAATGGTAAAGCATTTACATCTGAAGATCTAAGAGATGATATGGATATTGCATCACCAGGTGCTAGATTAACTGAATTAAGAGAAGCAGGTTTCGATGTTAGAGTAATCGACAGCGAAGTTGTAGGTCAAGGTAGACCAGTTGCTACTTACAAAATCATGAAAAGAAGAGCTTTTGCTTAATTTTTCGTAAAAAATAAGGCCCTTCGGGGCCTATTTTTTTGGCTAAATATAACACGTTCATCCCGTTCGGGACGGAAGTAGCATAATGCGAAGGAACGCACTCAACTGTAAAAAGGAGAGTGAAATGAACTATAGAGACTTCGAACTTGCTCGCAAAAAAGAGCGTACTAGGCTAAATCATTTAGCAATCATACGCAAACTTATCAAAAATCGACAATCTAGACCTCGATGCGAGAAGAACATTCTTAGTGATGATCCAAGATTACAAAAAATATAACTTTTTGTTAAAATAAAGGTTGACCTTTATTTTAGGATATGTTATATTAGTAAAATAAGCAACAAGAGAGTAATTAACTTTTGTTTATTAGTGCATCGAAGAGGCGTTTACCAGAGCGTCGAAGATGGCTGTTTAGGGGTGGTACCCAGGCTTGGTAGTAGAAATACGCTGAGTCACATCGCTCTACCGAGCGGAAACAGGCTCCCTGGTTATCAGAATGGCATCTGTGGCGAGGGGTTGGAGGTGTAACCTAGTCCTTCCTAATATTGCTTATTTCTTTTAAAGGTGTACAAGTTTACTTGTATGCCTTTTTTCATTTGTGATAAATACTAATGTCAGATAGTGAAGCCATTAAGGTGGACTTATGGGGACACAACCCCGTAGCGGCTAGAACCCGCATCGGACTTCTAAATAGGAGAAAACAAATGGGAAGACCACTTAATAAAAGACTTTTTGGAGCAGAAGGTGTAGGTCCTACTGCGGCCGGAAATGAAATCAAAGTAAACTTTCATAACGGCTCAGGCGTTAAAGAAGGTTACATTGTGAAACAAAAAGGTTCTAAAAGATTCGTAGTTGAAGAAATCGAAACAGGCGGAACATTTACATGTACACTGAAAACTGGTGTGTTACCTGCGGCATTGTCCTCAGGCGAAATGTCAATTTCAGTACAAGGTGATGATTCAGAAACTTACGGTGTAAGTAAGATTAGTGGACGTAAAGTTACACTAGCGGCACCAAGTTTAACTGGTTCTAACGCACTAGACGGAACGTCATTAAGATACGTGCTTACAGGTTCAGCATCAAGCGGAGTTGTAAGAATGGAAGAAGCTGGTGATGATAATACATTGTCAGGCAGTGATGACGACGATTTCTCAGAAGACGCATAATGATATATTGGGGAGTTAACGCTCCCCAATTTATAAGGATTTAGAATGTCAAAAGTATTAAAAGTTGAAAACGGTAATTACAGTATTAAGGTAGAAGCAGGCGGTAACATTATTCTTGATACTGCTAGAGGCACTACTAGTGGCTCACCTGGACAACCTGCAGGCACAGTAATTGTACGAGGAAGTTTAGAAGTAGAAGGCACAACTACCACAGTTGAAAGTAACAACACTATTATTAATGACAATGTCATTATTTTAAATAGCGGTGAGACAGGAAGTGGAATCAGTATTACTAATAATCAAGAAGCTGGTATAGAAATTGAACGTGGTACTTTAAACAACGCAAAACTTGTATTTGACGAAACAATAAACTGGACACTAGGCGGCGACAGCGGAAGTGGAACATTTAAAATTGTTGATACTTCAGGACAAATTTTACCTTTAAGCACAGATGGAATCAAAGCACCAAACGGCAATTTGTATCTAGATACAGGTGCTGGAGTAATTAGTGTTACTAACACAACCAATTATGAAGAAAAAGTTTTTACATACGCAGGCGGTGTAATTACGGATAGCGGCGGTGGCGTTGTAGTAGATGACGATCATATTCCTAATGCAAAAGCTCTAGTTGATTATTTTGCATATGCTTTGACTAGTGTAGGTATTTCAGATATTATCAGAGAAGACAATACTAAAGTTGAAACTTTTGATTTTCAGACAACAGGATTACCTAGTAATGTTGTTATAGGAATTGACGGTGCTGATACATTAGTTGTGTACGGTGATAGAGTAGAATTTGATTCTTTAAGATTAGAAAGCAGTAAAATTAGCACAGTAGATAGTAATGCTGATTTAGTGCTAGAAGCACCAGGCACTGGTTCTGTGCAAGTTAATGATAACTTGTTTATTACAGAAACACCTGGACGAGATGATGTTGCTACAGATCCTGCAGCACCAACAGAAGGTATAAAACTTTACAGCAAAACTCAAGCTACTGGAAATACAGGTTTGTATTTTGTAAATAAAAGCAATACTAGAGATGAAATAATAAGTAATAATCGTGCATTAGTTTACAGCATGATATTTTAAAAGGAAACAAAATGGCGATAGTAAATCAAAGACTTACAACCACACAGCTAGATGCAGTTACAGTTCCGGCAAGTAAAACTTATGCTATTACAAATATTTTAGTATGTAATAACAGCGGATCAACAGCAGCTAACTTTGACATGCATTTTATTCCAAGTGGTGATCCGTTAGATAACAATATTACAAGAGTAATAAACAATCTATCATTACCCGCAGAAGAAACATTTACTTTTGATAGTGAAAAGGTAGTTTTATCTGAAGGAGATAAAGTCAGTTTTGTTGCAAGTCCAGATGCCGGCAGCGGCAATACTACTTTAAGTGTCACAATAAGTTATTTGGAAGTGTAAATGAGACTTATCAAAAGACAAACAACTAACTTGAGAAGTATCACCGGTAAAGGTATCGTGTATGATATCAATGATCAAGTTATTGTAGATAGTACAAATACAATTCTTGTGCCTAAAGGTACAGAAGCTCAGCGACCAACTACTCCTGCCAACGGCCATTTGAGATATAATACTGATGATGAACAATTTGAAGCCTATCAAAACGGTGCTTGGAGAGAATTAAGATTTAAAGAGCCTAATCAAGATCCGGGTATAACACAACAAAACTTAGGCAGTGGAGATGCTGTTGAAGTATTATTTGGACCACTTGATAGTGGAGATACAGATTATCCTGCACCTGCTGCAGCACAAAATGTTTTAGTATTTGTCGAAAATGTATTCCAAATTGCAGGTACAAACTATACTCTTGTGCAAAATCCTGGAGCACAAAATACTATTTCAAGCGTAGTTAGTGTGGGAACATCAACAGTAATTGAAACTGCAACCAATCATGGATATACAACAGATAATTTACTATATGTGTCAGGTGTCGAAAGTACAATTGACGATGCTGTGGAAAATCTAAATACAGACGATTCTAGCTCACCTGGTAGTCATACTATTCTTAGTATACCTGCATTAAATAGAATAGAAGTAGCTGTTGATACTTCCGGTGGAAATACAGCAAACTATATTGCAAACAGTGGTAAAATTTTCAAAGCAGGAACATCAACAGGACCGTATTTAGACGGTTATTACCTACAATTTACATCAGCACCAGATTTAGATAAAGCTATAACAGTACTTCACAACTTTGACAAATAAATACTGTTGAAGGAAAAATAAATGGCACAAGTCGGTAGAATATCTGGACCCTTATTAAAAGCAAATCTTGAACGACAAGGTATAGATCTTGCGTTTAAGAATGTGTCAAGTTCAACTCCGGTATTATTTTTAGATGTCAATAATAACAGAATAGGTATAAACTATAACGGTACACCTTTAAGTGAACTATACGTTCCTACAAAAATCAATACCACAAGTGCAACCATTGACAATACAGCACAGTTTCAAAATTGGACAATTTCTCCTAACGGAATCAGTATATCATCAGGTGATATAAATTTAATTACTGACAACACAGTTCCATCAGGTTCGCCAATGCCTCCGGTAAGATTGACAGGATTTGGTACAGGTACTACAGAAGAACAATTCTTAGCAATAAGAGATAACAATATTGGTTCTGTGAACAACAGTGACATAGTATTAGATCCTGCAGGTACAGGTACAGTAGAATTTCCCACCAATTTAAATGTAGACGGTAATATGTTTGCAACAGGAAATATCCGAGCAGACGGTAATTTAACTTTAGGATCTGGCGACGAAGATGACATTGTTATAGGTGCAGAATTAGTCGTAGATTTAGTTCCTGATTCTTCTAATACATATAAAATTGGTGAGCCGGGTAAACAGTTTGACAAT